GGTACAGGGCAAAGAAGCATTCGTTAATCGTGTAAGATAGGATCTTGAGTTGCAAGAATCAATCAAGGCTAAACTAAATGCCTAGTTATACTGTGTATCATGGTCAGTGGGTTTGTCATACATGCAAAACTATAGTTCCAACATTAAGATGTTATGCTGAAACAAAAACATTAACTTGGATGTGTAAAGATAAGCACCTAACCACTGTATATTTAGGCAAAAGAAAGAAGAAAGATTTTGATGACGGAGAAGAGTGAGTCTAAGAGAATAGGTGCTAAGCAGCACAAGAACTCTGGTCGTAATACTCAAAAGGGAGATGCTTCCTGGAAGAACTTTGTCGTAGACTTTAAAGAAGTTGGCAAGTCTTTTACCTTAAACAAAGAGGTGTGGGCTAAGGCTACTACAGATGCTATGAAGAATGGGAAAGACCCAGCGATTGTTGTCGTATTGGGCGAGGGTAACTCTAAAGTAAGACTTGCTATAATTGAGATGAGCATATTAGAAGATCTAGTGGAGGAATAATGGAACAGCAACAAACAACAATAGATATGGTAAATGGTTTGTCAGAGATCGCAGACTATATGCAAGATGAAGAACTTACAGTAGCACTAACAATGATTGCTAAACTAATTATAAAGCCAGACATCCCAATCAATGTCGCTCACGTTGAGATTGTAAGACTTCAAGCAATCGCAGCAAAGATGGCTTTTAAGGCTACATGGATGGCCAATGTAGACAAGTCAGATCGTGGTAAAAAAAATCTTTATTATACGGCAGCAGAGTCGCTTAATAATTTAGTGTCTGCACTCAAATATATTACACGCTAATCTGCTATACTTATACTAATAGAAACGAGAAACGATGACGAAGAATTTACTACACACGGTTATGATTAAGCCAGAAGAGAAGCCAATCCATCCTATGGATATAGCAGGACTTGAGGCAAAGATTAAAGAAGGGTACACGATTACTCGTGTAGATAAGCATACAACAAAGAAAACTTTTGCACCATCTACCATTGCCTACGGCCACGGAGAATGTGCAAGATATTGGTACCTTGCTTTTGATGGACAAATGTTTGAAGATAACGCAGATGCATACGCAGCAGCAAACATGACTGCAGGAACCTTGTCACATGCAAGAATTCAAAATGCAATGATGAATGCTGGAATAGTTAAGGTTTATCGTGATGAAAACAATGAACCTACAACAGAGTTTAAGATCAAACATGATGACCCACCTATCTTTGGATATGGGGATGTTATGTTTGATTGGCAGGGAGAAGAACTCATTGGTGAAATTAAAACAATGATGAATGAGGGATTCGAATACAGAAAAGCATCAGGTAAAGCAAAGAATGGCCACCTAATGCAATTACTTATATACATGAAGATTCTAAAGAGACCAAAGGGAGTTATGATTTATGAAAATAAAAATAATCATGAACTTCTTTTGATCCCAGTAGATGTAAACGATCATTACCGTCGGTGGGTAGACCAGGCATTTGATTGGATGAGATCAGTTCGAAAGGCATGGGAAGACAAAACCCTGCCAACCAAAAACTATAGATCAAACTCCAAGATATGCAAGTCATGCCCAATTAAAAAAGCATGTGAGTCTGCAGGTACAGGCGTACTAAAAATAGCGCCTCTGGAGATTCTCGGTGAAGAATTGTAAATATTGTGATAAAAGTTTTACGCAGTCAGTATCTTATCAGATATACTGCTCTTCAGACTGTAGAGATCTAGCAACAAAAGAAAAAATTGCTGAAAGATATTTGCATTCAAAGAGACAAAAAAGAAGGGGGAAGACAAGGCTCTGTAAGTCTTGCTCTTCTCCACTCTCGATATATAACGACGATGCAATCTGTTCTTCTTGTGCAGTAAATCCAGATGCAGTTCTAAAAGCAATTAAACAAATAAAAGGGAAAACAAATGGTAAAGAATAAGTGGGGCTTAGAATTAAAACCACATAAAATTTGTGCTATTGATGCTAGCACAAACAGTCTTGCCTTTGCATTATTTTCTGGCGATAATCTTGAGTCTGTTGGAAAGATTAGTTTTGAAGGTAAAGATGTATATGAAAAGGTAATGGATGCTGGTAAAAAAGTAAAAGCCTTTTTTGATATCTATGGTGGGTTTGAGGCAATAGTTATTGAGCATACAGTATTTATGAATAGTCCAAAAACTGCTGCAGACCTTGCCCTAGTTCAAGGAGCAATACTTGGATCAGCAGGGCAGTCTGGAACAAAGGTTATAGGTAAGGTATCTCCAATAACATGGCAAAATTATATAGGTAATAAAAAAATATCAAAAGATGAGCAACTCTATATAAGGTCACAAAATCCAGGTAAGTCAGAGTCTTGGTACAAAACTTATGAAAGAAATCTTCGCAAGGAAAGAACAATTAATTTTATCAATACTATTTATGATAGATCTATTACAGACAACGATGTAGCAGATGCTTGTGGTATTGGTCACTGGTCACTAAAGAATTGGGGAAAAGCAATTGGAGTTGACAACTAATATTATGGCTGCTAAACTATATACATCAGAAGTCTTTATGCGTAAGAGATACCTTATGGACAAGAAGACTCCAGAAGAGATTGCAAAAGAATGTGGGTGTTCTCTAGAGACCGTCTATGTTTACCTTGCTAAGTTTGGATTAAGGAGGTCAAAACGATGAATAAAATTGAGAAAGCCTTAGTAGCGCTTGCTGTAGCAGGCACTGTTGGTTTTGCCTTTGCATTTGCTGCACTAAAAGGAATTCCAGAAGCATTTGATTGGGATCTAGAAGAGGAGAAGGATGATGAGTTCTGAGACACAGTTTACAATTGCTCAAGTTTGTGATGAAGTTAAAGCAATGTTGGTTGCAAAGAATAAATCTTATGGCGACTCTGCTCTTAATCCTGTTAGGATTTTTGCTACATCAGATAATGTAGAACAGTTGCATGTTCGTATTGATGACAAACTATCTAGAATTACTAGGGGTGGCTCCTATGTAGGAGACAATGATTTAGACGACCTAATTGGCTACCTGATATTATTAAAAATAGCAAGGGAATTAAATAATGTCGACTGAAGATGATTTAGTTAAACATCTTGATCAAGTAAATCAAGTAGTAGAAGAATATTTAAAGGGTAATGATCCAACAGTAATATCAAAACAACTTTCCATACCAAGACAAAGAGTAGTAACTCTTATCAATGAGTGGAAGGTTATGGCATCTGCTAATGATGCTATCCGTGCCCGTGCCAAAGAAGCGCTAGCAGCAGCGGACACTCACTACAGCAAGTTGGTATCTCGCACATATGAAGTTATTGATGAGGCATCTATGACAAATAATCTTAGTGCAAAGACTGCAGCAATCAAACTTGTGATGGATATTGAGTCTAAGCGCATTGATATGCTTCAAAAGGCTGGTCTTCTTGAGAACAAAGAACTCGCTGAAGAGATGATGGAAATTGAAAAGCGACAAGAAATTCTTGTTCTTATTCTTAAAGACATTGCCTCAGAGTATCCACAGGTTCGTGATGAAATTATGCGTAGGCTGTCTGCATTTGCAAAAGACAATGAGGTGATTACAGTTGTCCACGATGTTCAATGAGTTTCTTGAGGCACTACAGGATGATCATTTTAATGAGATGCCAGTAGACGCAAGAACATTTGTTGAGGGTGAGTCGTACCTTGGTCAGCCACCACTGTCTGATATCCAATACGACATTGTTGAGGCGATGAGCCAGATCTATCGCAAAGAAGATTTAATAAATATAATGGGTGAAGAAAAGGGATCAAAGTACTATGACAAGTACACAAAAAATGAAATCATTCTGCAACTCGGCAAGGGATCTGGAAAAGACTTTACATCAACCGTAGCATGCTCATACATCGTATACAAACTACTATGTTTAAAAGACCCAGCAAAATATTTTGGTAAGCCCTCTGGAGATGCTATTGATTTAATTAACGTTGCTATTAACGCACAACAAGCAAAGAATGTTTTCTTTAAAGGTTTTAAATCAAAGATTGAAAGATCACCGTGGTTTGCTGGAAAGTATTATGCAAAGGCTGACTCGATTGAGTTTGACAAATCTATTACTGTTTACTCTGGTCACTCAGAGCGTGAATCACATGAGGGTTTAAACTTGTTACTTGCAGTTCTTGATGAGATTTCTGGTTTTGCATCTGAAGTTGGAACAGGAAACGAACAAGGAAAAACTGCTGACAACATCTATAAGGCTTTCCGTGGTTCAGTAGACTCACGCTTCCCTGACCTTGGCAAGGTAGTTTTGCTTTCTTTCCCAAGATATCCAGGGGACTTTATTTCAGAAAAATACGATGATGTAGTTGCTGAGAAAGAAGTTATAGAAAGAACACACAAGTTTATAATTAATGAACTGCTTCCAGAAGATAGCGCAGACAATGCTTTTGAAATTTCGTGGGACGAAGATCAAATTACATCATATAAATATCCAGGGGTATTTGCACTAAAGAGACCTACATGGGAAGTAAACCCTACAAGAAAGATTGATGACTTTAAGATTGCATTCCTAACAGACTTGGGTGATGCAATGATGCGCTTTGCATGTGTCCCAACATTTGCTTCTGATGCATTCTTTAAGCAGGCAGACAAGGTAAGAGCCTGTATGACTATAAGAAACCCTGTGGATAACTTTAGAAGGTTTGACGAAGGGTTTAAACCAGATCCAACAAAGAAGTATTATGTTCACGCTGACCTTGCACAGAAGCACGATAAGTGTGCGGTAGCAATTGCACATGTAGAAAAATGGGTAAACATACAAGTAATTAATAACTACGAACAAGTGGCACCAATAGTTGTAGTAGATGCAGTAGCATGGTGGGAACCAAAGGTTGAAGGCCCAGTAAATCTATCAGAAGTTAAACAATGGATTCAGAATCTTAGAAGATTGGGATTTGATATTGGCATGGTTTCGTTTGACCGTTGGCAATCATTTGATATTCAAAATGAATTAAAGCAGGTTGGAATGAAAACTGATACTGTTTCTGTTGCAAAAAAGCACTATGAGGACATGGCTATGCTTGTATATGAGGAAAGACTTGCTATGCCAGCAATTGATTTATTGTTTGATGAACTAACACAGTTAAAGATTATGAAAAATGATAGAGTTGACCACCCCCGCAAAAAGTCAAAGGACTTGGCTGATGCTGTGTGTGGGGCAATATTTGGAGCAATATCACATACTCCAAAAAATATAGACACTGAAGTAGAGGTTCACACCTTTAAAGACAGGCCAAAGACTCCAGAGGAGCAATTTGACCTGGAAAGTCGCAATGTGATACAATATAAACCTAGCCAAATAGCAGATATCCAAGACTATTTGGATAGACTAAAAACACTATAAAAGAAAAGGAATAAAATGAATTCATTTAAGAAAATCGCACTAGCCGTGGTTGCAGCCATGACTTTGGGCCTAGTCGCCGTAGCACCTGCAAATGCTACAGTAATGACAGTAGCAGTAACACTAGACGGAACAGCAAACACAACAAGTGGTGTAATTGCTACTCCTGCTACACTACCAGTCCCAGCAGACAACACAATCGATGCAGCAGATGCACTACGATTTGTGGCAACAGTAGCAGCAGGAACATCAGTTACTGCATCGGCAACTAACGCAACAATCGTATCAGCGCTACACACATCAGCAGCACCAGTCGGAGCATCGTCAGGATCATCATCTTTGACAATCGCAACAGGTACTGGAACAACTGCAACATTTTTTGTCTACACAAAGACAACAGCAATTGGTACTGTTGTAATCAACAACGGCGGAACAACTCTTACATATTATGTACAGGGAACTGCTGGAAAGATTAACAACCTAACAGTGGCAGCACCTACAGCGGGTGCAGCAGGAACAAAGCAGGACATTGTTGTAACAGCAACAGATGCATTTGGTAACAAGGTATCTGGTAAGTCAATTACAGCAACAGTGTTTGCTGCAACAGCAGTACTAGATACAGCAACAGTCTCAACTGGTGCTACTCTTACAGATTTTGGAACAGCAACCTTCAAGGCTACTCTTCCAACAACAGGAACACGCTCACTAATTACATTTGCTCCAACAACATCAACAGATGCAGTTGCAGCAGCAGTAGTTGGTTT